GCTTCAACGTCGATACCATGCATAGCTTGTGCGTCTTGAGCGGCTTCAAAAGTCCAACGAGCTTGCAATTTGCGAGTCTTGGCTTCAACAGCTTGTTTCAAGATTTGAACGGAGATCTGACGACCACCGTTGCCTTCAAGGGTTGATGTTGGAGCACCAGAGTAACCTTGAGCGGCTGTTTGTGTTGTTGCGGCGTTATCAGCACCACGAGCGCCTGCAGAGTATGCTGTAGCGATCTTGAATGGTGACAATGCTTCTTCACCAGCAACTACAGAAGTAGCGGCTGCTGTTTGATCAGTCATTGTAGACGCATAGCGTACACGCAGAGTGTGAATCTGACCAACTGGTCCTGTCATTGGTTGTACACCAACCAACTCGTTAGCAATAACTGTTGGCATGACACGACGGATAACTGGAAGAATCACACGGTTAAGTGTGGCAATGTTACCTGCTGATGTTGAACCAGCACTTGCGTTTTCTTTTAGGTACTTACGTGTATTCTCTAGGATCACGTTCATCGAGTTGCGACGGTTACCTTTTAGACCTTCGAGCAGGGCTTCTTTAGTCTCGTCCCAACGACCTTCTAATAATTCTTGTGACATTTAAGTCTCCTTAATTTTCTTAATTCAGTCCTGCTAAACGCTTGATGTCGATAACATTGTTTTTATCTTCTTCAATCGCTTTGACTGTTTTATCACCAGTTACAACACTAACACTTTCACTAATCACCTTTTTAGCTTTTGGTGTGGTATTAGCTAGTACAGCTGGTAAGTACTTTTCGTAGGCGTTTGTCAAACGGTTAGTTTGGACGCTTTCCAGTAAGTTTTTCATGACTTCGCGCTTCTCTTCGTTTAGAGGAGAAAGCAATTCCTCCATAGTACCTTGACGTACATTGGATTCTTTAATCATTCGAACTTCACGCTCTTTGGATTCAACTAAAACTTTAGCATCCTTGGCGATTCTTGTGGCTTCCGCCAGTTGACGTTCTTTTTCTGCGATTACATTGTGCAGTTTACGCATTTCAACTTTCTCATTTAAATGAGTGTTGCTGAATTCGGCTGCATACGCTTCAAAGATTTTACGTCCAAAGTTATTCTCTCGAGCAACTTTGATGTCTTCATTTAACTGTGATAGTTCAGCTTTTAGATGATGACTAACAGCTTGGCTCATCTTAGCGGCACTTTCTTTTACGAAACGTGACTTTAAGCTTTCCAATTTTGCACGAGCTTCACGGACTAGACGAACTTTGGTTTCAACAACGTCCTTCTTGTCTTTTGCAAACTCCTGGATCTCTTCTGCAAGAGCCATAACAATGAATTTTTCTAGTTTTTCTAGTCCTTCATTGTGTGCTTTACGGTCTTTACGTAGTTCGCCAATTTCTTCAGCAAGTTTAGAAACCATAAAGTTGTTAAACTTTGTAGCTGATTCTTTCATCTTGCCTTGGAACTTAACGCGGTCTTCAGCAAGATTACGCTTTTCAGCGGCCACTTGCTCAAGTTCTACTTTGAGACCTTCTGTTACCATGCGATCTAGAGCTTCTACCATTACAGTCTTATCATGCTCATAGCGTTGTGCAAACTCTTCACGTAGTTCTGCACGTACCATCTCACGTGTCTCATTTAGCTTGGCTTCCCAAGCTTCAGAGATCTCGCTACGAGTTTCCTCGTTGATCAGGTCGCTATCTAATAACGGTTTAATAGCATCTAGCATGCGATTCTCCTCAAATCTTGAGATCTTTGATGAGCTTAGTAATTTCGCCCTTCAAATATCTCTGTACTTTGTTGTCCTGGCCAGCGTCACGTGCTATTTCTAGCACACGATGTCCGTATTTCATATTCATCAAGCCTTCATAGATGGCTTTTGGATATGCGTTAGGCGCACTGGGTTGGGCAACCACATCTACAGTGACTATTTCAAAGTCACTGACATGTCCGTTGGCCTCGTTTACGTTTCCGGAACCGCGGCTCGAAACTCCTAATTTAACACCACTTTCCAACATAGTTTTAACTAGTTGACCCATTGGTGTTGGTAAAATTTTTAACTTGCCGAATCCGTTTGGACCATCCATCCACATGGATGTGATCATATGACTAACTCGATCAAGATTAATTTTAAGATCGTCAGGGTGATCTACCTCACCCATAACAGAATAACCATTGGTAATCTGTTCATTTAACGTGCCAACTGCACGTTCAATTTCGTTAACTGGGTACACACGTTCGTTGGCGTTTTTAACTCCGCCCTGAATGCAGATTCCTACCATGTGGAGATCCTTACCTTCGCCCGAGCCTTCAACAATAATGTTGGCCTGGTTAAAGGTAAGATTTTCTCTAAGGTAAAGAGCCATTACCTGTAGTCCTTATTTGCCAATTACTGGCTTAGTATTAACACCAGCGGCTTGGCCTAATTGTGGCTTTGTGGCTGGAGTTGGTCTTTGAGTTGATTGTGCTGGTGTGTTACCAACTTTACCAATCAAATCTTTAGTGGCGTTTTTGTATGCGGCTGTGTCGTGATGACCACCTTCGTTAGCACCGGCATGCACTGGCTTGGCCATTGCACCACGTGCGCCACTGTTGGCAGCTACTACACTTTTCTTGTTGTTAGCTTCTTCACTGTTGTTTGGTTTTGCAACAGCTTTTAAAGTAACAGCTTCTTGGAACATACCTTCAGTTTCAAACTCGTCATCAACAACTTCTTCGTCGCTCATGCCGTCGTCGCCCATGTCGTCCATTCCGCCCATGTCATCCATGTCATCCATGTCATCCATGTCATCACTGCCTTCTTCGTCACCCATTAGGCTTTCAAATTCGGCCATTAGTTCGTCTAGTTTGTCTTCAAGGTTAACCACACGGTCTTCGAGGTTTTCTGCAGACTCTTCGTCTTCCATGCCTTCTTCGCCGTCGTCTTCGCCTTCAAAGCTTAAACCTTCTTCTTCAACTTCAATATCATCAATCAGCTCGTCGGCTTGATCACCGCCCATGTCGGCTTCGTCAAGTTCTTCTTCTGATTCATCTAATTCCTCGCCCTCAGACTCGTCGTCTTTTACTTCCTCTTCTTCCATCATTTCTTCATAGATGGCACGACTTTTTTCTACAACAATGTTGTGGAAAAGCTCGCGAGCTTTGTCGTTTTCGTCATTAATGACGTATTCAATTAATTGTTCAAATTTACTCATAAGATCCTCCAATGTAAATGGCTCTGTGCTTTATTTAAGACAGATGCAATAAACTGGGTAGATATAGGGTAAATTTTCGCACTTTTTGACAGAAATATTAAAATTTTGTCAATTATGCCATTGGTTGCGCCGGTGGGGCGTATTGTTGTTGAACTTTTTTAAGTTTTTCTTTGAACTCATAGGTACGAACATCGTTCATACGTCGAAGCTTATTAATCTGTCGCAGAGTTAATTTAGTCTTACGAAGGTCTCCCAATTTAGGTTGAGAGTTGTCTTGTGCAACTTCTTGATAAGCGTCTGGACTACGTTGATAAACTTCGTTTAATATCATAATAATATTTATACCGCAGGCGTAGGACCGGGTGGTGTGATACCCGCGGCTGGTTGAGATCCAGGGGCAAGTCCAGCTTCTGCACCAAGATCTGGAGTTGCTTGCGCATCAGCCATTTCTTCACCGGTTTGAATATCAGTTTCAAAATCAGCTGGTGTAACGCCCACACTACGTAGGTCCTGACCAGTTGAGCCCGGAGCATCAGGTTGTGCTCGCTCTTGATGCCAAAGTTCTTCATTTTCTGCAATTTCTTCTTCGGACAATCCAAGATAACGTTTTAATAAGAAACGTTTTGATAGATAAGGAACTTGTTCTAATGCACCAAACGTGCTGACTCTTGTGGTATCTAATTCAGCTTCGCGGTAACTGGCAAAGTTCTGTGGCGGATTAAACTCAATACTGAATAGCCCTGAGTCAATGTTAAATCCTCTCCAACGCATGAACATTTTGAATTCATCGTCAAGTTTTTCTACAACTAAACGTTGTAGTCGTTCACAGTACTGGTTAAAACGGTATTCTTGTATGAGCGCAGTACCCACACGACCATCATTCATTGGACGATCGCTGTCATCAGGACCTGTGGGCAAATAGCTCGAAGGCACACGCAATCCACGACACATTTTGTTATTAAAATACTTTAAATCGTCGATTTCGCCAAGATTTGAACCACCGGGCAGGGTATCTACACTTGAACCACGACCGTCTGCTGTTTGTGGGAAGAAGTAATCTTCGTTGATACTCAGTGGGTTATAGCTTGAATCCATGACATTTTGGCCGCCGCCAGTATGACTGGGAATTCTACGTTGGTGAATTTCGTTTTTAACTCGTTCAACAAAGGCCATGGCCATGTGACTTGGCATGTTACCCACGTCAATTTTAAACACTCTACGTTCAGGAGCACGGGCCACACGATAGATAAGAACCGCATCTTCCAACAGTTCTTTTTGTTTAAAAACACGGAAAATTGTTTCCAGTACGCTCATGCCAAACGGCCAATAAAAATCCAGGCCTTCGCTTAAACTCAGGTGTACCACGTGTTTTGCATCAATAACTGTTTCATTCATTGCGGCACTAAATCTATTGCCGCCAGAGCCGCCGGCACCAGCGTTAGGTGCTGAGTAATTGTAGGGTGCTGTATAACCAGTTGACGGTGGATTACTC